ATCTAGTGAACCGCCAGCAGCTAATACATCATCAGATGTTGTTGGTGCATTAGAAAATTGAAAATAATATTCCCAATGTCTTAATACTTTACAGTCATCAACAAGAGCGTGTCTTAATCCGCCCGTTTCTGTTTTACCAGTTTGAGTGTTGAATCTTGCGATTGTTAATACATGAGTTGATATTCCTGTTATCTTGTAGTAATGTCCTGATGGTGCACCTGAAGTTGAAGGTACAGCACTTGCATCTCCAAATTCTAGTATATCGCCTACTTGAAATAGGGATCCATCGTCCACAGTAACAGTTGTATCTCCGATTGCAGCCGAAGCGTCATTTGTTAAAGTTCCACTTTGAGAATGTGGTCCGAATGCTGTTGAGTTAGTACATACAGAAACTTTCAAACTGTTTCCTAATGTTCCTGCCTCACGAGCAGCNTAAGCGCCAACCGCACCAGCAAAACTAGCAGCATGACTGTAGTTGTCTAGGTAATCAGTTGTATTTTTTATTAAGACAGCAGTACCAGAAACAGCAGCATTTACCATGCCTGTTATCGGTCTTACTACCTTCAGATTATTTCCGTATCCTAAAAAGTTCGCAGCAGTAAACCATTGTTCAAAGTTATCAGATGTTGGTTTCCCAAATGTATCTAATAATTCTTTCTCAGATGAAATTGTTGTAATTTCATCTACTGGTCCCTTTTCCGCAGTTATCACAATTCCGCCGCTTGATGTACTTACGGCAGGAACAACATTAGTTAAATCCTTTTCAGTTACGGAGACACCTGGTGATACTTGAAAAGCCATATTTAGTTCTCCTTTATTAAAGTTTTATGTTTCAACCCTTTCACAATATTTATAACTTTTGAAAACACTAGTTTTCGCCTCTATGATAAGATACGGGATTCCAGAGTACTCCAGAGTCATCAAAGAACGAATTGTTGCGACCTTCGGGGTCATCAAGTCCGTTATCAATGAACCCAAACGGTGCCATATCGGCTTCGATAGCATTCTGTTGTTCAGTAAACATTTGTCCACGCACATCAACATCTGTCAATTCTTTAAAGTATGACTGATTTGCTAACCACCCAAATATCACGCAACACATTACTAAGTCATCTGTTGAACCGGCATCAGCCTCCCACGACTTGCCTTTTGATATAAATGTTGACAATTCAGCAATAATATCAAAGTCAGTAATAATTAACTTATCACCTTCTATCAAACTCTTTAGATTAGAAGTACCAATTCTCTTAGTACCTTTTGTCATTCTTAGACCTAGTTGGTTTCCCCGACCACTAAACCCTCCACCTAATACTTGACCTGAACGGCCTCTTTGTGTACACATCATTACATTGTCATACTCAATCTCAAACTGTAAAGCATCTGCGACTTGTTGACCTAAGTCATTAATCTCAATCAAAACAAATGCACTATTGTAATGTTTCGCAACTCTTTCTATAATATTTGGAAAAAGAATTGGTTTAATTTCGTTATCTCTGTACTTTGCAACTACCTTATATGGCGCCTTTGTGCAATCAAACACAACAAACGCTGAGTAGTCATTCGATAATCCTCGTGATACATCAACACACATTGTATAGATATGGTCTTTCTTTGGCATATCATACACATCTAACCCACCACTTCGTTTAGGATTCTGAACAGCCATTGTTTTGAGTTTACTTGCAGTAATAAGTGTATCGACACTGCCTAAGAATTCACACTCAAACTCTGTTTGAAATTGACCCTCTGAAGTGTTTCTTATTGTTTCTTCTTTCCACTTTTCATCTCGACCAGGAACTTCAGACCAATGCACTTCCACAGGCACATAGTCATTTCGTTTGTTCTCGGCATCAACCCACATCTTATAGAACATATTCATTCCGTGAGGTGTAGATACAATCATCACTTTAGATGACTTACCAGATGATACTGTAGGATATACAGAACTAAAGAATTCTTCTGCAATGTTATTAGGAACATAAGCGAACTCGTCTAAGAATATGATGTTAAAGGTACTACCACGAACAGCACTAGAAGATGTACTCGCCGCTACGATTTTACTTCCGTTTTCTAATTCAATAGAACCTTTATTCCAGTTGAGAACGCCCTGTTGCATCCATTTAGGCAGATGCTCGTAAGCCAGTTGCAGTCGCCCTAACAAATCTCTTGCAGTAGAAGATTTGTTAGCCAATATGGCAACATTCACATTATCATTAAATAACACATAATGTAAGAGGTATGAAACTATGATAGTTGATTTTCCACTCTGTCTTGGCAACTTGCAAATCGTAAAACGATTCTCGTGAAATGTATCAACCATTTTTTCTTGAAAATTATACATATCAAAAGGCACAAGACCTTTATCAATTGTTACAATCTTTAGATATTTTTTAATAAAGTATTTTGGGTCATCTAAACAAGCGATAACTTCTTCAACTTGTTTTTTTGTAAACCTTGATTTTGTGTTACCTTTTTTTAGATTNGGGTTACCNAGATANTGGTCTTTNGGGTTAGTTGCCATCACTCTCTCGATTCATAAATATAAATAATTTCTCACCTAGTAAATTGCCCATATGATAGTCAGACATGTAGTGAAACCCTGCCTTTACTCTTCCTAGACCACATTCGTTGCCTGCTCTTAATATTTCTTCTGCGTGTACAGGATTTCTATCTGCCATATATCGTGCAACTAATCTTGACTGAGTAGCGTGACCACTCGGATAAGACCTTGATTTGTTTGTTTCGCTCGGCAAAGTATTAATAGAAGAATCAACTTCTACTGGTCTATCACGATTAAAACTTCCTTTGAAGTAACCAATAATGTTAGTTGCCTGTTTGATTAATTCTCTCATCTCTTTACGGTCAAACTCAACATTTTTTGATTTGCAATACTGTTCGACTGCATAGAAAGGTTCATGGTCATGATTTCTAATAGATGTAACATCTTCTGCCGTTCTTGTTGTTACAGCGTTTACCACCTCACCAATCTCAGATGAGTTTTCTGGATGAGGTGGTAGTGTAATACTTTCTTCTAAACCTGGTCTAAAATATTCCATTTACTTTTTGAACTCCGCAGCTTCTTCAGAACCGCCTGTTGCAGTTCCTTTAGTATATGAATGAGCGCCCATACCTGCAAGGTCTCCGTCTTTAACAATTAGATATTCATCTCTGATATCAAAACCAGCAAAGTAACATTCTAGTATTTCTCTAACGCCGTCTGCATATCTTGTCTGTGCAGATAGTGAAGTTCCAGAAGTGTGTGGTGTCATTCCGTGATGAGGCATTGTTCTCCAGACATGGTCGTTAGGGGCAGGTTGTGGGAACCAGACATCGCCAGCATATCCACTTAGTTGACCCGACTCACATGCACGAGCAATAGCATCTTTATCACAGATTTTACCTCTTGCAGTATTAATAATGTATGCGCCTTTCTTACACTTCGCAATCATCTCGTCATCAAACAAGTGTTCTGTTTCGGGGTGTAGTGGGCAACTAATATTAATAACATCACAAGCTGCAACCAAAGATTCTACTGAATCATGGTAGATTAAACCTAATTCTCTTTCTACTTCATTGCCTAGTCTGTGTTTATCAAAATAGTGAAGATGTACATCAAATGGTTTCATCTTTCTTAACATATCAATACCAATACGGCCAGCCGCAATTGTACCAACATGCATGCCTTCAACATCATATGACCTTGAAACTGCATCAGCGATATGCCAACCACCCTCATTCACAATATTGTGTTGAGTAGTGAAATCTCTTACTAAGACTAGAATCTGCATAACGATATGTTCTGCAACAGACCTTGAATTACAGTAAGTTACTTCAACAACATCAATGTCATGGTCCATTGCAGCCTGTAAATCAACATGGTCAGAACCGATACCAGCAGTAATCGCCATCTTCAAAAGAGGCGCACTTTCCATTTTCTCTCTTGTTACATAGTAAGGAAAGAATGGTTGAGAAATAACAATATCTGAATCAACCAATTCTCTATCAGCTTCACAACCTTCGCCATCTTTGTCAGATGTAACGACTAATGAATGACCTCTTTCTTCTAAAAACTTTCTAAGTCCTAGTTCACCAGACACGCAACCTAATAGTTCACCAGGTGTAAAATCTCTGCCTTGAGGACTAGGTAATGTCATGCCGTCAGGATATTTGTCTATTTTAGGCAAATCACTTAGAGGATAACTCTCTGGCATTCCGCCTTTAGGGTCATCATATAATACGCATAATACTTTCATTATTTCTTCTCCTTTAATAGTTTTGTTAATTCTGTTGTTGAGCCCACAAACAAAGCATTAGTAACACTTTTGGGACCTGTGTTGGGAACTTCTTTGAGTTTTTTGAGTTTTTCTTGCATTGCCATCAAATCTTTAGAAACATCTGCAACCGTTTTTATGAGTTGTCCTGCTACCTCATACGCACGAGGATGCTCTCCTTCTTTCGCTAATGCTAGTATGCCATCTATTGCATTGTTTCCTTTTTCTAGCATCTTATATAGATTCTCACGGCCTGTGTCAAAATCGACTTCTGCATCCTTATCTATAGGAACTGTAATTTGCGTTTCTTCAGTTGTAGAAATCTCTGAGGACTCGATAATCTCAGGTGTTATATTTAAAACTTCGTTTAGTTTGTCGTCAATAGAACTCATATTAAAAACCCTTTTTTATTTAAACATCATTGCCTGTTCCTTCATCATAGTTTAAACCATCATCAAAGAAATCTAATGTTGTTGTGTATGTGTATGTATCGTCTTTATCTGCACTCGTTGGATTTGGTTGTACTGTAACTCTTTCTTGTCGAGAAGGACTTTGGTCAGATGTGTTGGTGTATAAATCAGCAGATACTTTCTTAATAATAGCAGATGTACTTACAGGACCATATAGATATATCTTTGCAGTAAAGTTTAGAGTATATTCGATTCGTCTTGTCGTTGTTAAATCGCCTGCATATGAATCGTCATAACTAACATTTTCTAATATAAAAGGTATATCTCTCTTTGTATCCATTGTAGAATTTTCAATCATTGTTACTGTGTAATCAGGTTGAAAATATGGTAGTATCTGTTCAACAATTTGTAGACCATCATCTGAATTAGATGTAAAGACGCCTAACTGAAAACTCACATCATAAGGCACAGGTGAGTATTGTGTATTCAGTTTTGTTGTATCCGCATTTGTTGTAACAACGCCTCGTTTTTGATTCTTGTTTAACTTACGAGAAGCATCATAACTGTAACCAGTAATATCAAAAGCCATACGAGGTAGAGTAATAGCCACACTTGAATCTGTTCCAGTTAAATTTGCTTGTTGTTCTAATCGTGCAATAAACTTTTCCCTTGGCGAATAAGACAAAGGTACTTTGATGTTCTGTAAAGGAGTCCCGCTAGAATCCAAGCGTTTGATATTGATATTATTAAATATCGTACCGAACGCAATTACAGTATTGCGAATTTGTTTGTGGTAAAAGTGTTCTCCAAACATTAGTAGTCGTCAACCTCCCCAAATGGATTTCTTTCACTAAAGTCGAGTATGTCGTCAGCAGTAGAAGAAGTGTTTGTGCCTGCCTGTGTTTCAAATACTTGTCCCATATCAGAAGGTTGTTGAGTTGCCATTGTGAACGACTCATTAACAAAGTAGTCAATCGCCCCAATACTACTCTCCATTACGAATGAACCAGTTTCATTTTCTAGTGCAAACTGGAATTGCATTGTGTCAACTGACAAGTCATCTTCTGTCTGGTCAATAATAGTAATGCCAGTATCAAGTCTTTCAGAACTATATTCCCAAGTTGTACAAGATAGTTTGTAAACTGGCAACGCACTCTGTTGATAGAATGGCGCTTCATGTTCTACAAACTGAATCTCAAAGAACTTGTTTGTTGTTGGAAAATAAACTAAGTCGCCTTCTTGTGGGCGTTCTACAACTAAGTCTGCGTTATTAGATACAAGAGTTTCCCATCTTAGCTTAGATACTGTAAACTGAATGTCATCTCTGAGTTCTAAGCCAAACTTCTTAATAATCTCTTGTTCGCCCATATAACCATCAGAGTTGTCAACATACATTTCTATAATATATGAATCGTCAAATGAGCTCGCAGGGTCCTCGCCAAAGATAGTATCTTTGTTCGCTACTTTTCTTGGTAGATAATAGACATCTTGGCCATATATCTTCAGTTGTTCAACGATAAGGTCCTCATACAGATGCTGTTCTGAGGTTGTTCCTGTTGAAAAAAACGGGTTAGTGGGCATTTAGTTATCCCTGTTGCATGTGTGGTGGTTCTTCATAATTAAGTCTGATTTCTTCTTCNAGTCTTNNTTGNTCATCAATCGCAGCAGAAAAAAGTTCAGGNCCGTTCAGCGTTACGCCACCGAGCATCGCTGTACCTGAGAATTTAGATAAGTTTTGACCCCATTGTCTTTTGATTAAAGCCGTTACATATCTTTTTAGATATAGGTCATCATAGAGGTCTGTGTATGTGTCTGGGTCGACTTTACGATAAACTTCAAAGATTAAGTATTCACCAGCAGTAATATCAGTTCCCCAATCCATATCAAGGTATAATCTGTTTGAAAGTTGATTAAATCTCATAGGTTTTTCGCCCACTAAAATGTGGTCAAGAAAATCTAAGTGTTGCATAGTCATTTGATAATGAACAATACTTGTTGATGAGAAATCATATAAATCATTGAGTCTTAGTTGATATCTTACATCAAACATGTTTAGATTTGCTCTGTCTGATAATGGGAATACATTGACAACAGAAATGACTGAAGAAGGCACAACAAGAAAGTTACTACCTTGTTTCCATGCAGTTGTTACTGAATCAGAAGTTACTGATTCTGAAGCGTCAGTAGTCATACGAGTAATATCAGCCTCTGTTACCAGATATTTTAGATACATTCTTTCGACACCATCAACATGATACTGTGCAAAATATTGTAGTGCTTCATCAATTCTATCTTCTACTTGGTCGTCATCAACATTAATATCGATAACAGGTTTACCTAAGTTTCTAAGACAGTATTGTTTTAATGTTTCTCTTGTACTTGGAGTTGCCATAATTGTTTTCCTCTATCTTACTATTTAGTATTATCCTAATGCGACAGCCTGGGCGATTGCAAACGCTTTGGTCGATTTAGCATCTAACTGTGTCTGTATATTTGATGTAACGCCATCAGAATAATTTAATTCTTCGGGTGTTGCAGTAATTTGTGTTGTACTTGCAACTGCCAAAACAGGCAAAGTTCCTGATATGTTCGGCAATGTTATTGTTCTATCTGCTGTTGGGTCAACTACATTAAGTGTTGTTTCATATGCATCGTCCGTAGCACCCTCAAAAATAAATTGAGTTTGAACATTAATCGTAGTTGAGTCAATCGTAGTTGTCGAGCCCTCAACTGTTAAATCTCCTGTTATCGTAAGATTTCTAAAACCAGTAATGTCTTTACTTGAATCTACAACAACAGCCTTACTTGCAGAAACAGTTCCTGCCGTAACACCAGTTAATTCTGTAGCACTAGCATCTGCACCAATAAACTTGCCATCAGAAGAACTATATTTTAAAAACTTCCCGTCTACAACAGCAGTGCTTTTTTGAACATCATCTAAAAACTCTAAACGAACTTCACCGCCGCCACCGATTGTTCCCATCTGTCTGGCAACGATATCTTTAAAGTTTAGAAACTCTTTTTTTAGTTTTTCTAAAGAATCAATTGACTCTAAAGACTTAATCTTATCTTTATCTAATTCTGTTGCAACTTGCATTTCGGAAAGTTGCTTTGACACTTTGTCTATTATTGAAACTTCTTCGGGCGTCTTTTCAACAATAACTTCTTCGATTACAGGTTCTTTTACTTTTTCTGGTTCGACTAGTAGTACTTTCTTTTTCTTTTTAACTACTTTCTTTTTCTTTACAGAAGATAACTCTTTAAACAAATCTTCTAAACCAGAAATCTTGACGGCTTCTTTTTGTACTTTTTCTTTGAGTTCTTCTTTTTCTTCAGCGATAGAAGAAAAGAAACTGCCTAATTCTGCATCAAAATCTACAGGAACAACTTTCTGAATCCCTCGATTCATCTTTGCTTCTTGTAACTGTGCGATTTCTTTTTCTATATCAACATCAATTTCAACCTGCTCGACCATCGGTAGAATAGATGTTTTAAACTCTATTACCTCTGTTGATTGTTTTTGACCAATATTTGATATGAAATTTCTTTCATTGTCAATATAGTGTTGAGTTGATTGCATAACTTATCGAGTTACACTTGGAGTTACTGTAACTCTTCCCTCGATTCTTCTAGTAACTAATCCGCCACTAGTCGTTGTTGTTAAATCCCACACATATCTGCCCTCTGTCAGAGCAGCCGTTACTGTGTCTGTAAGTGTGAT